GAAACTTTAGTATTGAAACTACGATACGTCTCATACCTTCACGGTGAGCTGTTTCGTAGGCATCGCCTGGACAATGTGTTGTCTCAAAGACGAATCCTTGTTTACAAAGATGAGATAAAACAATTTCTCCATCTTTTGATGTAAATACTTTTTTATAATGTTCGTTGAGCTTTTCAAGCCCTAGTGGTTTTTTAGCCAATTGTTAATCCTTGTTGTTTTGCTCGCTGAGCTTCAGCAACATTTTTCATAGATTGGCTTTCTTGTTGTGCACGTTCTGCCTCCATCATAGCTTGTTGTTGCTCAGCTCGCTGTTGTCGTTCTTGTTCAACTGCGTCTTTATCATTTAATATCTGAGGTGGAGCATCTAATAAATGATGGAAATATCTGAATGTTTCATCAGTATTCATATTATCTAAAAGATCAGGTTTAACTTGGAATAAAGGAACCATACTTTCAAATAATCTTGTAACTGTCATTAATTGACCTGATTTTTGTGCTCTTGCTAATGGTGATGTATATTCTATCTTCATATTTTGACCTTGTAAAATAGAAGGCACATCAGGTAATTTCTTCTGTCTTGACATAATTTTAAACACACGATTGATTAGTGGACCTAAAAATTCTACTTGTAGTCTACCAACCATTGGTCCCATTAATCTCATTTTTTCTTCTTGTCTAGCTATAACCTCAGTAGCTGTCATATTAGGACCGCCTTTTTGTTCTGGCATCTTTAACCAATCAACATGAAATGCAGACATAATATGTTCTCTTCTATTTTGAAGAATCTCAAAACCAATATCAGGTCTAGCATTAGTTACTAATGGTTCAATCTTGTCCTGAGTGCCAGATCTATAAAAATTTAGTCCACCTGGCACGGTTCTCACAGGGAGTATGAAACCATCATCAGGAACAAGTAAAGGGGGATCGGTTACTTTTTGTGCAGCTTTAATAATAGTTTTCATCATTGTATTTACCATTTTGATATCTGGTAAAGATGTCATTGATGGTGATCTACCATATATTTCGCCTGCAACTTTTTGCCAACGAGGTACCATATATGGAAACTCATCATAGCCGCCTTCTTCAAGCAAAGCTTTTTCTTCTACTAAAACATAACAAGATTTAAAATTCTTTTTTGTTGGGTTTTTATAAGGCTCACCATATGTTTCAGAAGGTTCTACTGCATGAATAACTTCAAATTCTTTATAAGGGTCTTTTTCTGCTATTTGTTTAACTTTTTCAGGAACAGCATCACCAAATCTTTCCATAAGTTGTCTGGCTGTTCTTTTATATTTTCTGTATAACGTATCAACAAATCCTGCATCATTTTCTTGTATATAACAATCAGCTAAGTGATAAGTTCTAAATGTAATACCTTTACCTGGCATATCTTGTACCATCATAACTCCGGTACCAAATGCACCAAGGTCTAAATATAATTCATGTGCTTGACTATTAAAATTACTGCTAGGAAGATTGAATACTTGGTCATAAAGAATAGTTGTTGCTCTGTCTAACCATTCTTTAACAGCAAGTTCTTTGTTTAGTTCATCATCAAATGTTCTTAATGAAAACCATTTTTGTGAAGGTGAAGTTAGGAAACTATGCAAGCCTGACGCTAACTGCTCATTGGCTAATGGTGCAGTAGTATCATAAATCAAGTCGTATCTTGACTGATCTCCTCTATATCGTATAGTAGAAAAATCACCTCTGTTAGGATTCACATAATTTGCGCAATCCTGCCATAGATTTTCCCAAGGAGACCGGAACCCTCTTAAAGATTCCTGTTTTGTTATAATCCTAGTAACTAGGTCTGTCATCTATGCTCCTAATAACGTTTTTCTAACAATAGTTGCTTCATCCTCAGCACCTTGACCACTTGTTAATATAGTTTGTCTTCTACCATATCTTTTACCAGCTTGTCTTCGTGCATCAGCAGCAGCAGGTGCGGCATCAGCCGGAGTAGGCGTTGGTGGTGGCGGTGGTGGTGGGGGTGGCGCTTTGGGTTTTGAAAATACTCCTCCCATAGTTATCCTCCTAATACGTTGTATTCACCATCGGCGTAAGTTGGGAGCTTACGGCCTTTGTTAATATTATCCCTTGTTCCCAATGCAAGGTATCGAAACGCGTCAGCAGCATGACTTGTCCAATCATGCAAAGGTTTATCACGATAAACTTTTCTTTTTTCGTCATAATCCTTACGATACTGTCTTAACGCTTCTACTAGTATATTACATCGTTTTTCATCGAAATAACACCTAGGAATTACTGTTCTTGCAGCTTCTATACCATCATCTATTAACACATTCGGGCAGATTGTAAACCTTAATCCTAGTGCATTTGCTACTTCCCATCTAGACTTACCGGTACCCATTTCTCTAACCTTAATATCATGAGGTGCTATATGTTTACCATATAAATAATCCTTTTCTCTAAGCACCTTAATATAATGGGACATGCCTTCTCCTTGATTTTCATAGTAATCTATTATCCGATATTCTTGACCAAATTGTTGAAAGAATATTATACTAGTACTATCACCCATACCTAAGTCCCATGATGTATGGACCTCTAATCTAGGCTCATATGGAACCTTATTAATTCTTCCGTCTGCTAAAGCTTTAGCCATTAAGCTACCATAATAAGAACCAACTAATGGTGCATCAAAGCTACAATAAAATTCTTGTTGTATTAGTTCATCTGGCATTCCTGCATCTCGTTCTTCTTCAATTGCATCTTGGCCAATAACCTTCGTATCTTCAATCGTAAGTCGTTGACTAAACCATCTTTCGTTTTTAGAAGCCATATTAAACATATCATAGCCATGGTTTCTTCCTCTAGCTGTATAAATAAAAACTGCCCAGCCACCATTTTCTGCAAGGATAGGTCTTATCAGATCCCAGGCGCGTGGGTCTTGAAGTGAGTACTCAGAAAAGACAACACCAACAGGATTTGATCCAACTAATCGGTCAACGTTATCAGTTCCTACAACTTGATAGATAGAACCATTTTTAAGTTCTAATCTCATGTCAGTATTATTAACTGCTCCCCATAATGGTTTTGGAAATGCTTCTAAAAATGCTTTACCATCTTTAGTCATACCATCCCATATAATTTTTCTTCCTTGGTTATATGTAGGTAATAAATGCCAATATAAACCTTTACGTTTAATAGCTGCTGTTGCACACCAATTTACTGCAAGTAAATCTTTTCCTGCTCGTCTATGCCAAACTGCTACAGCTCTCTTACCACCTTTTTCTAAATAGTTCCAAAGGTGCAGTTGATAGTCACGAGGTCTCCAATCATAAGGGACCGTTATATCCATATATTAATCTTCTTTTTCTTCTTTGCTATCTGCAAAACTTAATACGTTAACATTAAATCCACCATCTAATGTACCATCTAATTCTACAGCTTTACGTTTAGGCGCAACGTATTGTGCAAGTTCTTTGTTTGCTTGAAATCTAAGCTCTGGTGTATTATTTACATCCATAGATATATTAGCCAATGCTTCTATTGGATCACAACCTAATGCTTCTAATTTTTCTTGCACTGCTTTAGACTTTTCGTTTAAAGAACCTTTTGGTCTACCAGCACCTTCTCTAAATCCACCTGCTCCTTTTACGCTCATACTTTTGCCTTCCTTACGGCTCCTAGGTTTTTAAATTTATTTTGTTTAGTCATCATTTCTTCTTCATATAATTTATGTGTGTGTGCTCCTGTACTATATCCATGCTTTTTATGAGCAACGGGTCTTGTTAATATAGTTGTTCCATTTGTTTTCTTTGCCATTATGCTTTACGTGTTAATACTGTTTTACCTTGTGATCTTTTAAAATCTTCTTTTGTAGGAGCTCCTTTGGAACCAGGTTTTCTCATACGTTCTCCTGAACCTGATGCTATACGTTTTCTCTTAGCATGTATATTATCCCAAAGACCCCTAGGCATTAAAATATAACCGCTCCTAAAATGAAAGCAACAATGACTGCAATAATGCAGTGTTTATGTTGTTTAAGGTTTGCGATCTTGTTTTCCGTCTTGTCCAGCATGTACCACAGATCCATTTAATTCCTCCTCTAATACCTCGAATGTAGCGACTTGATTTGCTTCAAGTCTAACCATCTTACGAGCTTGTTCATAACTATCTGCTTCTAGAAATATTACGTGGACATTTGCCAACATATCTGGCTTTGTCATTAAACGTATTCTCCAGTGCATTCATATTATATATCACTTTTAGGTATTCTATCACACCAAAATTTTACGTAAACGTCTATTTTTTCTGGTTCAGGTAGACTCTCATGCATAGCGATATACATCTGTTTTGACTTATCATAGCCTTGTACAGCACATTCATACTTGGTATTGTATAACTCAGGTAATACTCCTGGTGAAGCGCAGCCAAACGCTACTGAACATATCTGTAGAACTAGTGCAAATGCATATTCCATACTACTGCTATATAACGAATTACGTTATTAGTATATTATATTTATTGGCATTCGCCATCGGTTTAGTAATTTTTTTCTCGATATCTCCTATAGTAGTACCTAATTGATTTATCCGATGTACATAGTTATTTTATCCGTTGGCAAAAACGGCCCTACCAAAATTTCTGGGTTAGTGTAAAACTTTTCGGGCGCGTCGTTTGCGGGCCCCGGGCCTCGCGACTGGGCACATGTGTCAGGGCAAAAAACGTTTTTCATTACTAGCAATGATTAATGCATAATAACAAGAGCAATTCGCACCAAAGATCTCGATTTGACAGGGAGAATGTAGAGTCTTTTGATTCATTTTGATTGTTTATCAAATTATCCGTGATAGTTGTTAGTGTCATTTAACTAGATTATGTAGTGTACAAGAACGGATTAATGTGCTACAACGGACGAAAGAGAGGAGGATTATTATGGCAGAGAATATTACAAAAGTAACTGTCGAATACAATAATGGTAGAAAGATTGAATACGATTCAAATGAAATACTGTTTACAATATTCGATCGTGAAGACACTGGAGTTCTAGAAATGTCAAATGACAAGTGGAAAAAGATTGTGTCTGAATGTCAAGAAGGCTTCTCAGAAAACTGCAATGAGCAGCTGGTCAATATATTAAATATCTACGATAACTAAAAATATATCAATAGCTCTAGTCTGATTCATATTAGATTAGAGCTATATATAGGAATTTTTGAAGTTTTTTTTAAAAAAACAGAGCTAAAGTTACCAATAAGCCAATAACTTTCTTAACCGATGGCAAATTATCATTGATTTTATTAATTTATATTCATATTGGTCTTATATATTGGACTATGAATTATGCCAATAAATACTAATAATCCGCTGTTTACAAGGACCGAGAACCGTGATACATTCGTCACAACTAATGAAACAGAGAGGAGTACATATGAAAAAATATCTATTCTACCTTGCAATCATTGGTATACCACTTGGCTCATTGGCGTTAGTTACGTTATTGATCTATGTGGGAAAATTAATCTATGGTTAACAGAGAGGAGAAACCTATGACAGCAAACGTTGAAACTATGGCTTATGCTAACGAAACTCCGTGGCATGGTCTTGGACACAAAGTTGGATCTGACGTAACTCCAGAACAGATGGAGTTGGTTGCAGGTCTAGATTGGAAAGTGAATAAAGTTCCATTCATTAATCCAATCACAAATGAACAAAGCAAAGATTTCTTTGTTTTGGTTCGTGATAAAGATGGGAGAGAGCTCTCGCCTTGCGGACATAATTATGTTCCGGTGCAAAACCGACAGGCGTTGCAGTTCTTTAAAAAGTTCACTGAATCTGGTCACATGACACTTGAGACCGCAGGTTCGTTGGACGGTGGCAGACGAATTTTCGTGCTTGCCAAAACTACTCAAAGCTTTGCAATTAAGGGTAAAGACAAAGTTGACTCTTATTTGTTCTGCTATCATCCGCACATTTGGGGTCAGTCTTTAAAAATTATGTGGACTCCGATTCGTGTGGTTTGTCAAAATACTCTAATGCAAGCTCTTCA